ATGGTTACCTCATCCTAATACGTTTGTGCCATCAAGTTGACCGTACACCGGGTCATCCAAAATGAGCTGGAACACAACAGTGGTCGGGGCTGTGTAGTAGGTAATGCGATGCCCAGACGCAAAATTGATGTTGCCCTCAATGCCTTCAATGCTCAGCTCTGACGTGATGGTTGACAGACCAGTGATGTCCTTGGTGACCGTGATGGTGTCTCCGATGTCCACGGTGGCAGCCAAAGCGCGCTCAGCGTTGTCTAGCAGCGCAAAGCTGGTGCTGACAGCCGTGAAACGTGGGGCAGGTTCAGGCTCCAGCAGATAGTCCGCCAGGTCATCAATCTCGCCTTGCAAATGCAGCAGACTGTTAGTGATCGACTGCGACTGAATAAAGTACGTGGCCTGACTGCTCAAATCCTCAGCCAACGCATTCTTGCCGTCAAGTGCCTCAACGTAGGCACGATTCAGCACGCCATCAGCGTCAAACTCAATTTCCACGTTGTCATACGGTGTGTTCGTACCGTCATCGGCAAACGTGATGACCGAACCGCTGAGCGTGGCTCCCACACGCGGCTGGAATGTGAACACGCCCGCCCTACTCATAAACACTCGGCCCTGCTCCGCCTGATTGATTTGCGTGATGTACCCAAGCGTGTTTTGCCCGGCATTGAGCGTGTATGAATTGTCATGGCCCATGTTGACCGTGCCCAGGTCAATAGCCGTAGTGCCTGTGTAATTGACCTCTGGCAGCGCTAGAACTGTCTCAATGCGTTCACCCGAGGTTTCCGCACTCGGGTTGAACGCAGCCATCTGCGTCTGAGCCAGCAAATAAAAATCGTCCGAGCACTGCACCGCCACCGTGTTAGGGCCAGCCAAAGCGAATTCATAGTTGTAAGCCGTGACGTAGCCGACAAACAGATACTCCGATGATCGGCTGAGCCTGACTCGACGCATAGGTGCAAGCCCAGGTTTGTCGTTGCTCGGGTCGTAATAAGGGCTGGCAGTGTCGTACGGCCCGAGAATGCCTGTCTCATCCGTCATGCGGAAGCTCATTGTCCCGGCAGTGAATTGGTCGTCAATGTTGCGCCGGCCTCGCCTATACGCCACGTCAGTTACGTACGGAGTAATGTCGGCGTAATTGGTTTGTGGACCTAAACCGTACGTGGTGTTGTTGAGTACGCCTTTAATTGCGTCATCCAACCTGAATGAGTTGTAGTCAAAGCCTGTGTCAAGCTCGAGCAGGTAATTGCCAGATTGGATAACACTTGAGGCCATAGTTACGCAATCTGCAAGTCAAGTGGGCCACTGCGACGATTTACCTGCCGCAAAGCGTTCAACGTGATATCACCTAAACGTTCATCGGCAACAGTTGAATTAATTGTCACGCTATACGTATCTCCGCCGCCACTATTGCGATTTGCGCCAAGCATCCCGGCACTAAACAGAGCGCCTGCGCCTTTGACATCAGCAGGACGTTTAGCACCAGACAAACGCGCATTGGCAGCTGCAATGGCTTGCTCAACTCCGGCCAAATACGCTTTGCCGTTGTCCACGCCTGCTTGATAAAACTTGCTAGCAGCGGCTTCGCCAATACGTGTTGCAATGGCTTGTGTTTCCTCAACCAGCGTGTTGGCTCGCAAAACGTTTTCCGTGCTCTTTAACAGTTCTCGAGCAATGGCCGATCCAGAATCAACACCGGCCGCCAATACTTGATTCAGTGCGTCCTCACTCAGTCCGGCGACAAGCAGTTTTTCTACTAAGCCGCCAAATTCCTTAGCTCGATTTGCCTGGCCTTGCAGTTCATCAAAGAACGATTTGCCGCCTTCCTCGCCTGACTTTTCCAACGCTGCAGCAAAATCAATCGTGTCCTCAATTACTTTTGACACGGAGCCAGAAAAACTATCAAAACCGTCTTGAGCCGTTTTGAGGTTGTCCTGAGCATTCTTAAGTGCTTCGGCCATTTCTTTTTCTAATGCAGAAGCCAATTCTTTGGTTTTATCTGCCATTTTTCTGGCTTTTTCTGCAGCTTCGTCAATTCCACCGCCAAGGCCACGAGTTTTCTTTTCTGCTTCCTCCGCAGCCGGGACTACTGCTTTAACTTTTTGACCAAACGTTTCCATTCGAGAATTGGCTGAAACGATTGAATTATTGACGTTTATTGCCGAATTGCGGAATAGGTCAAGACGATATTTGGCTGCGTCAACTTGACCAATTAAATCATCAAACATTGCGTTGACTTCATCGGTGCGATTAATCAACATCTGCTCAACACTGACGACACCATCGCCGCCACCGATTGCGTTGGCAAATGATCGCATCAAATCAATGGCCACAAACATTGGTTTGAGGGTTTCAACGATTGCTTGCTCAAATCGTGTGAATGCCAAAATCAGATCTCGAATGCGATTCAACACATCTGTTGACATATCGCCAAACGATGCAGCGAAATACACCACCGCACCGGACAAACCTTTTTCCTTAAATCCGTCAATCATCAAATTGACTGCTGGCAGCACATTGTCATTGATGTACTGAACGACGCGCTTAAATACCGGCAACAACAACTCGCCAAATTTGGCTTGCAGGTTTTCTACTTGTGCAGCCAAAATTCGTTGTTGGTTAGCCAAACCATCGGAAGTTCGGGCAAAATCGCCTTGGGCATCGCTGGTTTGATCGTAAATAATTTTTTGCGCCGCAAGAATCTTTTGCTGGGTGGTCAACGCGCCATTGCCCTTATAAATGCCCAATTCCAATGCCGCTTGTTTTAGCGTCGCATCATTTAGCAAAACGCCATAACGACGCATTGGCTCAGCTTCACCGCGCAGCGCAGCACCGAGAGCTTGAATCGCATCCTCTGGCGTGGTGTTATTAAACGATGCCAAATCTGATGCCAGCGTGACAAACTCTGTACTGAACTCGGCTAGCTCGTCTCCAGCCAAACCAGCGGCTTTGCCCATCATCCCAAACGTTGATGCAGCCTGTAATGCCTGAGTTTTTGATTGACCGAGCGCCCTAGCAGCTTCGTCTGCGAATCGGCTGACCGTACCTGCCGCATCACCAAAAATCACATTGTTTTTGGACATCGATTCCTCGAGGTCGCTGGCGGCATTAACAGCCGGCATTACGACTTTGGTAAAGCCAACTATCGCGCCTGCAGCAGCTACAGCACCGGGCAGCAATAATTTCTTAAATGCAAAAGCGGCTTTTTCTGTAACTCCGTCAAGTTGCTTGAACTGCTGGATTGCGGTGGCAACGCCCTTGCCTGCAAATTCTGAGACAATGCTTAAGGAGACAGCCATACAGTGATTTTACTTGAACGTGCCCTTGAGTAGGTCATCCACAAGATTTTGCATCTCGTCTGAGACTTCCTCTTTGTTTTTCTCATAACTCGGCCAAATAGCGCGTGATGCACCGCCGTAACGACCACGCAACACGGCAACCATCGTTGGGCCGCCGACCGTACCAACTTTGCGGCCATGCGATCCGACACGGCTCTGTTGAGTTACTCTGCCTCGAGCTTTGCGGCCGGCAATGTCGTACACCGTGTTGGCAAAGCCAGTCCATACGACTCGGAATGTGCCTACGTTTTCTAACTTGCCGCGAAACTCTTTAACTCGTCGCGTCGAAATTTTGGCTTTGATATTTCGTTGAGCTTTGACACCGTTCCAGCCACCTGGTGGCAATGCGTTGTAGCCAGAGCTGAATGTCCAACCTGATGCCCAGCCGCTGATTGGTTCTAGTTCGGGCACTGCATTTGCAGCAGCATCGGTAACTGGTTTGACAATTTTTTTGTAATCTTTGGTGATTTGGCGACGCAACGACGGATTGATTTTGTTGAGGTTTTTCAAGGCTTCTTTGATACCAATTACTTTGATATCGGCTTGCACGGTCATCGTTGTTTGCTCCGTTTTTCTGCAAGGTGTAGGACAGTGGCCAAATCCTCCGTGTCAAATTCTACGTTGCTTGGCCAATACCCGGTAGTCAGCAACAACTCACCGAGCAGGCGGCGATAGCCGCCTATTCCGTAGGGTGGCTTTCTCGGGAATCGATGACCTCCAATTCCTCGAGCTGTTCTAGCCACTTGTCAAAATCTGGGTGTTCTTTTTTGTAGCCGGCTGACCACGCCATGAATGCCAAATCCTCAACGGCAAAACCGCCGGCCAAATCGCCGGCGCGTTTCTTATATTTGCGTTCCCATGCAACGATGATTGCCAGGCTGGTTTCAACTTGGCGTGTGGTGCCGTTGTGGGTTGCTTTAATGTGCAGTTTCATCGCTGCCTTTCTGCTTTATTGAGATCAGGCTTCGGTGAGCGTTCCACCGGTGAACGTCACTTGTACTTCTGACAATTCGCCGAGGCTGGCATTTACTACGTCAAATGATTCGCAATAGGCATTTGCCAAGGTGAACGTTTTTGTGCTTGCGCCGACCACAACTGTGGTTTGGGTTCCCACTACGTCTGAGATGACATCCCAGGTGTCATCGGTTCCGTACGACATCAAAAGAGTGACCACGATTTGATGATTGGCCAGACCGCCAGTGAATGTGCGAGCCGAGTCGCCAAAGCTGGTGGATTCAAGTGATTCAATCGTTTTGGTGACGACTGCGCTCTTGCACTGGTCGGTCAATGACTTGCTGGCGACAGTGAGGCTTGGGTTGGCAAGGTAGGTGCTGGTGGCCATGTGATTTGCTCCTATGGTTTGAGGGTTGCTGCCTACCCGTTTTTAAGTGTAGCGAGCCTATGGGCTTACTTTGGTGTTTATGGTCAGTTGATAGGCAGGATAATCTTGTCCGGCAATGGGTTGAAGTGCTGGTACCGCACTAATTAATCCGATTTCCTCAGCTCTGATGAGATCAGCCAAATCGAGGAGTTGTGTCATGGCTTGGTATTGGCCCGGACCGAAACCAATCAGGGTCACCTGAAATGACAATTCGGCAATGACATTGGTGTGCATTGTGATGTTTGGGGGTTGCACCAATGCGCATGGTGGGTTGATGTTTCTTGGGTCATCGACTACGCGCAAACCAGTGATTGCTTGCAGCGTGTCCACTAAATCGTCGTATCCATCCTTAAATACGGACATTAGGCCACCTGTGGCTTATTGACACCTAGCAGACGCAGGATTTGACCAAAAGAGCCTCCGACCTGTGCTCCTGTGGCCATTGGATCGAAGGATGCAAATTGGTCAACGCTGCCGGCTTCACGGTAAAGGGTTGCTGCGTATGTAAGACAGCCCAGCGTTACGTCGCCGCCCGGGCTAACGCTTGGTGAGTCAAAATAGCCAGATTCTTGCCGGCGACGATACGCAAATTGATTGGCTGCACTAATTGCGAAGTTTGCTCGGTCGTAATCATTGCTTGGGCTAACAAAATCAATGCTCAAATATGATTCCAACTGAGCCAAGGTAATCCACGAGCAAGTAACCGAGTAGGTGCATGTCCCGGTAGCAGCTGCTCGATCAGCGTCAGCCGTCGTCAGCGCAAACTGCACCTGATTGGGGATGATGGTGTCAGTGTCGTACTGGTAATCGCCTTGCTGGGATACGCCGATGAAGTAGTACTCGGGCAACGCAAGAATTTTGTGCGTGCCATTCCACGTGGCATTGATGCCGGACAGCGTGATTGACTGCCCTACCTCAAAGCTGTGGTTCTCCAGCAACTGAACGACGGCAACGTTACTAACTACCTGTTTATGGGTAAGTGAGTAAGTTGCCACCGTTCAGTGTCACCTGGAGGGAGTGAACTTAGGCGATTTCAACGAACTTG